ATATCATTGGGTTCGTGGAAGAGATCGGCCCGGATGCACGGCTGAAGAAATGTGTAACGTCCGCCACCGCAATCGTGGGACTCGGATTCCCAAGAGCTATAGTGATCGAAGTTGGAAAACTTTGAGCCTGCTGTCGGATGGCTTGGCCATAAACGGCAACGTGCTGCCCCGTACCCCCCGTCCCGGTATAGTGCAGACTCGACAAGCTGCCCCAAACGTCGTCATCAGGAGCACCAAATATGTAGGTATCCGACCTAATGTTTGGGTTAACATTACCCGAGCCGCCTACATGAGTCGAACGGTAAGCAGTATGCAAGATCGCTTGGTCGGTTGACTGGGAGGATGCCCGCGAGAATTCATGAGATGCGGCGCTGCTCCCAGCCACATTGCCAGGAAGGTTGCTCTTAAAGACGGGTGCACCTCCTGGAATGCTGCTAGCAATGGGGTTGCCGTCCGGCGTAGTAGACCCATCTACTTCCCATTGGACTGAATTCGTCGTGGTTGTTCCCCACTGAGGCCAATCCTTGATATTTGCTATTCCCGGTGGCACCCGAATAACAGAACCAGCTGGCACTGATTGATAGGCCGCGAGAAAGGCGGCAGTATCATCGGTGGCGCCGTCGAGAGCCGCCCCGAAATCCTTTACTGAGAAGATCTCCGCAAAGCGATCGCGAATATCGCGAGCTGCGGTTCCGCCGGTGCTCGTAATCACCACACCACTATCGGCAATGATTGGGGCGGACACAGTGATTTGGGACGGCTCCGTCCCGTCAATAGGGTCGTTCCCGAATTGCTGGACATTTGCCTGATCAAGTGCCAGCTGATTCCCGACCGCTTGGAAGCTGACAAACGGCCATGCGACACCGAAGCTCGGAATACAACCACTTATTTTCCAGATGCCGACCGCCGGTTGCACGGAAATCGCTGGGTGACCGCTGGGAAAACCCGCAAAGTTAACGTTTGTTATAGATCCAGAGCTCCCAGGACCAAGCCGAATCCCAACCATGCTCGCCGAATCTGTCGCGGGATTCCCTTGTATTGACCCACCTATAAGCGCAAGCGACGTCGTCCCATACTGCCCCGGCCCGGCCGTGCCGTTTGCGCCGGTGGGCGTCGCTTGAGAGAACGGCACGTGCTGAAAGTCGCATTTGTAGGTATTGCCATCAACCAGCGGATTAATGATGACCGAATGAGAGACGCATTGCTCAGTCCATATACCGCGCGTGACGGTTCCACTTGCTTGCTGACCCGGTTCGCCATTGGGGTTAACTAAAGTAACGGACCACACGTTTTTGAGATGGAACTGGGTGGCCCAGGTGACCGCAGAACAGTCGACGCAGCGGAGACCATCGCACTTATCATGGAAATCAAAAGCAATGCCTGGCCGCACACCAGCCGCTCCACCAGCATTGGATTGGCCCGCAATCGAGTTGCTCCAAAATCCGTTACTATAGCAGCGATGAACAAGAGCATCGTCGGCGCTATCAGTTATCTCGATTCCTTTGCCAGCCGTATCGAAGTACAACTCATCGACAGTGGGGCGACCATAACCGTTGCTGTAGTACGCAGTATGAAATCCCATGACGAGAACGCGACTGACCTTCGTGTCCTGACCATAGTTCGTTACGGCGATCGATCTCACACCGCTGTTGATATTCGGGTTCGTCCCGTCTTCCGATAACCACAGCGAGACCTGTGCTTGCTCGTCAGTGAGATTGGACGGTCCCGTCGCAGAAAAGTGATCGACCGGCCCATTCACATTTGCCCGCAGAATTTGGCAGTCACGTATCTCCGCAAACCATGCCAAGACAACAGTCATCTGCGGATGCAGCAGAAGTTGCGGTGCATTTTCGAAGCCGACGCGGCCGGTCAATCCGAGAGCGCCACCGAAACCCTCAATTACGCAGTGATTCGGAACGAGCAGGAAGCCGGCATTTGCGTATTGAAGGTTCACCCCGCCTACTTGCCTGCCAGGCGCATAGTTGATGAAATAGCTCTTGCCCTGCGTCAGTCTAATACAGACCTGTCCGAAAAGCTGCCTACCCACATCGAGCATCACTTGCAACGGCACCCAGTCGTCATGCACACCGTCGCCGTATGCCCCTGCCATCTCTGGACAGATATGGTTTGGGTCGATGCGCCGTTTCCATCGACCGGGACTGGCGTAATTGACGTTGTTCGACGGATTGTAGGTTGTAAACCCGTCGTGGTTGTCGGTACTTGTTGGAACCCAAAAAAACTCCCCGCCACCCCCATCGTTCGGTGAGTACATCCCGTGACAGTGCGCAATTACCTGCACCCCTGTCGGTAGCTGCGTGAAATCGTAGCTGCACAGTCCCGCATAGCCCCCGCTTGAATATACAGCCTCGAAGGACAGAACCTTGTCCGCATAGCGCTTCGTGGCAGCCTGCAACGGCTGCGTTGGGTCGCCGGCAAGGCTTAATGGGCCAAGTAAAGCTCCCCCTATTTTTGGCAGAGACGATGCAGACTGAGCATCGACATACTCTTTGGTCGATGCCTGCAGCGGCTGAATGGGATCGCCGGATAGAAGCAGAGGACCATTCATTTTACCTCCGGAGAGAGGTAGAATGCTGGCTGCAAGACTAGCTATGGTTGTCGACGTCGAGAATCCGTTCGGCGTCACCACCATGTTAGAGGCGTTGATGCTGGGAACATTAGAGATGCCGCTCATGAACTGGCTGTACGGCACCGCCGTGTTAGCCCCTGACTGTCCAAGCGGCACCGCATCGTTTGTGGCTGGGACCGTGCCCTGCGGGAGTGCAGCAACTACGTACGGAGCAGCACTAGCTGAAAGGATGCCCCCAGCCAGAGTTAAGTTTGCGCCCACAGAAATAGTTTCTGGTCCAGCCGTGCCCGCGCTGCTGCGGCCCATGAGTGAGCCGCTGGGAAGCGAAAGCTCCTCTTGTAGGCCGGCAATAACCTGGGCGCGTGTTGCCTTCACACAAATGCCATTCTGACTGACCAACATCTCGTCAGTATCAGATACAGCGATCGCAGGTGCTAGCTGATCTAGCGTCGGCATTGAGTGGGGCTCCAAATATACGTCGTTTTGGGTCCGGCCGGATACCCTGTCCGAGCCGGGCCTTAAGACTGATCTCTCCGATATGGCAAGCTAGGAATCTGTGAGTATCGGATTCCCGTTAGCATCAGTAAGTACACCGCCCGAATTTGTTACCAGAGCACCCTCGGGCGGCGCGGGATTCGATAGGGAAAGAACGGGGAGCAGCACACTCCTCTGCAACGTGCGTCCGTTCCAGGTCACGATCGTGAGCGTCACCGTGTAAACAGTGCCAGCCTGGCCGCCTGCCAACCAGAGAACTGCCGCAGTGCCGTCAGCGGAGACGCTGCTCAGTGTGAGATCGCCGGGTTGGTTTGGAGATATTTGTACATCTATGTCTGCTATTCCATCTCCGTCGTTGCCGATCAGGGCCGGTTTTATATCGAACTGATAATCGAGCACGTCAGCAGGGTCTTTGACTGACCAAGATAAAGGAGCAGGTACGGCAGCCGGAGTGCCCCGCGGTACCGGCAAAAAACTGTCGAGAACCAAAACCCTAGCGTTGCTAGGCTTCCAGACATGGGTGGCCGCTGTTGACATCAAGATTCCCTGGAGAGGAAGAACGGTCGATCTGAATTCAGTGCGAAGCCGATAGCGCGGCGAGCCTTGCCGCAAGCGCCCGAACCTGCAATTCCAACTCAGCAAGGTTGGCTATCCGCGCCCCAGTCGCGTGAACCGGCGCCTGGAAATTACTGCCGTCGTACGTCCAGCGTTCGTCTACGTCGTCACGTCCCGTAATCTCCACCCAAGTCAGCTCTGGGTGAAAAAGCGTGGTGACGTCGGCCTCGGTCCTCATCAATTCCGCCACTACCCCGCTGTCGATGCGCGCATATGTTCTTCTTGCCATTACATCACCACCTCACGATTACGAAACCACTAGCTCCCGGTGCGCCGTTATACGCCGAGTTGCCAGTCGCACCTGTGCCCGCACCGGATGCCCCACCCCCAGGAAAGACACCGGTCAGGGCAGTCGTGCCGCTATTCTGTGTTCCACCCATCGGAGCTGACCCGCCGAGGCCGCCAAGGTTCGCGACACCTGTTTGCCCAGCAGAGCCGGTCAAGTTGATGTCGCCGCCAACCCCAGCGCCCGCTGGCGTGGCCCCACTCTGCGGGTTCGCAGCGCTTGCGAGGCCGTTCAACTGACCTCCTTTTGCGCTTACGAAAGTGCCGAAGCTCGACGAGCCACCGGAAGACGGTAGTGCTCCCGAGACCGTGCCGCCTGCGCCGCCACTGCCGATAGTTACCGGAATGACCTGACCCGGCGTTAGACCCTGTATAAGTTTACGTGCGTAGCCGCCGCCGCAGCCACCCCCGCTCGGTATATTGGCCACCGACGCATATGACCCGGAGCCGCCACCCCACACTTCCACCTCGACTTGCGACACGCCCGCTGGCACCGTGAACGAACCGGACGCGGTAAACGTTTGTACGGCCGAACTACATCCCGGTCGCAAAGAAGGAAGCTTAAAAGGAATGAATGGTGCGGTCGGCAGGGCAACGATGTTAGCCGCCGAGATCGCGGTCTGGCCATAGTTGACAGTGATCACGTAAAGGCCGACCCAGCCATTGTCTACAGGCGGAGTGATCTGCGTACCAACAGGCGCCGGCGTCCCTGCTTTTAGCTGCAGCTGAACGAACTGCACCCTCGTAGTATTCTGCGCAGCTCCAGAACCGTTAGGACCACTATAAGGTTGGATCGGGTTAGCCGCATTGTAGTACGGCAGGACCACTGGATTGGTATCACTCTCTTGCAGCACAGCCTGAATGAGAAAGTTGGTTGCCTGACCCGAAATCGCCGGAGCTGAGAGTGTAAACGACTGCGCGTCGATGTTAATCCCAATTTTTACTAAGGGATCGATCGGATCAGCTGCCAATGATCCATAGGCCTGCGCGTCGATTGTTTCGAGCGATGTAATGCTGCCAGGGCTCACATTGACCGTGAGAGACGCGGGCGAGGTTGGAGTGCAAGCCAAACCGTCCACAATCGTGTTCGTGCCGAGAACCGCTTGCGCAAGATACCCGATCGCAATCATCGTATTTCTGTTGATCGTGAGAAGGTCAGTATCGAGCGGAATGCTGCCCGGATAAACCAGGTTCCTATCCATTTTTTCCTCTGCTGCTGCAGCTAATTGCTAATCCGCGTCCAGGCAATCGTCCCGGCTGGGAGCACATCAGCGACGGCTGCGTAAATATCTGCATCAGTAACCTGGCCCTGTATCCAGGCAAGGTCGCCATATTCGATGGCTCCAACTCCGTAGCCGCCAGCACCTGTCCCTCTGCCGGCAACGCTGGCGATGCCGCTGGTCTGTGATCGATACGCCGTCACAAACGCTTGGAATGGTAAGCTGAGGTTCCCCCACGCGCCGACCACCCCATAGGCTAAGCCAAAGCTGCCATCACCTAGCGACGACAAGGCACCTGTGTCGCTAATCCGCGCAGGCTCGAGCACAATCGGTGTCCGGCCAGTCAGGTCTTCGAGTACGGAGATCACTGCACCGCGCGTGCCGCGCTCGCGTAACAGTTCTCGAAGAATACGAGACCGATACACGGGATCCCCTTCCCCCTGCCATCGCAGGAGCCTATTCCCGAAGAAGTCCTGCGCGATCACGTCCAACCACACGTCAGTCGCGGAGGCAATCCGGGTTTGTGTTCGAACATATGTGAGAAGCGCAAAGACCAACGACCAACCAGCGGCAACGCCGGCCATGAGACCATCAAGCACTGGCGTCGAATCGGGAAACCAACGCGCAGGCAACACTGCCTTCAGACGACCCATGATATCGTCTTGATCGCCAATCATGCTACGTCACCACCACCAGCCCACACTTGATAACTTGTGATGGGCTAGCAACTAGATCATTTGCCGCTCCGTTTATCAAAAGTTGACCTACATTGGTCACGGCAGAGCACGACTCGTATGCGATTTGTGCAATCTTAGTGAGCGGCAAGCTCGAACCCAGGGGTAGGCTATTGATAAAGTTCGTGACCCCCGTAGTGACAGCAGCCAGCACGGTCTGACTTGATGTCGACGGGCCGGACGTTACCGTCAATGACACGTTCGCGTAAGTAACACTAGGGGCTTGAACGCTGAAGGTCGATCCAATGGGACGAACAGAATCAATTGCACTCTGGACGGTGGCGAGCAGGGCAGCAGAAGGGTAGCCCGTGCCGTCGTCGACCGTGACAACAAAATTGCCAAGCGTCGGATTGCCCATCTGATCGACGTTCTCTTGAATCGTGTAATTAAGCCCCTGTTGGATCGACTGCACAGCAAAGCCGATCGCAGCCGGAGTGGCTCGAGATCGACTCGCCATAAAACTCTGGAACCGGCTACGGAAAGCGCTATCAGACTCGGCGTCCATTCCACCCTGAAACGCCGCAGAGTTCGTCACTTGATCTATGCCTGGAACGGCGGTCCCCAGGAGGGTCACGGATCCAGCTTGTACGTTCCCGGCGCTGCCGGGGCTGACCGCTGTTACAGGTACATCGAGTGAGGAGATGCCGACCGCGAGAACATATCCATTTTGTGCACTACTGAACGCCGGTATGTTGGCAGCGCCCACGACGGAGAATGTCTGCGAGAGGTCGGCCGTCCGCACGGTCGTCCCGACGGGGATAAAGCCCGTAAGTGTAGGTGTGAAGCGCGAGAAAGTCACTATTCCAGAGGCGGGAGAAGCAGGAAGACGCTCAAGAGAGAAATCGTTCATCCAAGAATCGAGGTCGGAACCGGTGCTTGTCGCGGCACGCGTTGCCTGGAGAACCTGCAGAATAAGCCATTGCATCCACAAGGCGATGGAAGCGCTCGCTTCAAGAATCGCGCGTGTAGTTGATCCCACTGTCAAATCGAGAATCTGACTTGCCGCTGATTGGACCGCGGCTGCCATGTTCTGCACTAGAGACGTGAAGGTCTGAAGAGAAAGTTGCATGGGTTAGGCACTCACTGAGAAAGCCAGAGTTTGCGTTTGCCCATTTGAAGAATCGACATATCGAATGGAAACATAGATGCTACCAATCGCCTCTTCAGGAGAGAGGTCCACGTTGATAACCGGCTCAGGAGTCTGCGCAACGGTTGGCTCTTTGAAGATCTGGCTTCGAATTACTGCCTGGATTTGGAGTGGATTGGCGGGAGCGCCTATAAACTGCGCTAGTCCCGCGCCATAATTCGATTGCCAAATGTAATCCCCTGGATTGGTTAACAATCGTCGCAAAACGCGCTGTTGTCCGAGTTCAGTATTGTTTGCAATCTGAAGATCGCCTGTCGCACCGACCGCTAGGTCAGAGCCCCATTGCTGCCAAAGATCAGCCATGATCAATCCTGCGGGCTTGGACCAGCGCCCCCTCCGTGAGTGTGGACATCGTAGTGCTGCCGCAGCCGGTTCAAAGAGCCTACCTGGTCATACACGTCACCTTCGACGTGTAGATCGCCTTTGATCTGCACTGTTCCGTCGTTTGTAAGCTTAATGAAGCTGCCACTTTGGTGGACAAGCCATAGTTCTCCGGCGGGCGCAGGTGGCGGAAGCTGGGCATCGCTGAAAGCTCTGCCAACGATAATGCCGTGCCCAGAAGCTCCCTCCTGCGCCAAGACAAGCACTTGATCGCCCGGCGCAGGGGGACAAACCAAGCCCCAACCTGACCCAATCCATGGGGAAAGTACGGGTAACCACCCAGTCAGGACGCCTTCAGGCTGAAGGGTTACCCGCGCCGTTGCACTGTTCGGATCAACTGACGTTATCACGCCAAAGCGCGGCTGAGCTTGTCCGTAATCCAGCGCCGACGCGTGCGCCTTCAGCACATTGATCAATCGATCCATTCTCTTGGTGCCTTGCGCGGTCGACCGAAACTGCCTTCATAATCGTCGACAGCGTCCCGAAAAAGTTGCCTACGTTCTATGTAACGATGCTCGCAGCGATGTTGGCTGCTGAGTTCGCTTGGCTTCTCGGATCCATACTCGTGCAGCGTACGCGCTGCACGAAGCCTCGGCTTAGGCTCAAAGATCTCTCGATCTCCGATACGTAGTACGGCTGGTCAAAATCTGTTCCTGACCCGGACAACAGAACAATACTTCGGGGGGTCAGCGTGAGCTCGCCAGGCATTGTCCCGGTGAACGTACGCTCGTGCCTAGTCAACTCCGCCAACTTCCGTTGTGCAAGACTAAGGGCTTCGTCAGCTGTCAGATTTGGCCGCACCAAGATGTAGGTCAGCGGTTCGCCGCCGGCTCCTCCTCCATCAGTCGCAGAGCTCGCAGTCTGCGTAAGTGCGCTTTGCTGGCGGCTGTTCCAGCTCTTGACATTGACCTGAATGTCGCGAGCCAGCGTTAGCGCCCGCTCGAGACGCAAGTCAACAAAATCCGAAATGGATAGTGGAACGGCTATGTCGCCCGAGGCGAGAGGTGGCTGGAAACATAGAGCCGTCCCGGCGACGAAGACATCAAAACCCTCCTGCTGAGCGAGAGATACCAGGAGATCCCATTCGGTCGTTACCCGGCTGAAAGCGTTGAGGGTGATTCGGTCGTGCTCGCTTTCGTAGTATCGGCCGACCGGAGTTGCCGTCGCGGTCACCAAAGCTTGCAAGTTATGGCGTTCGGCAAGAAGCTCCGCTATCTCGCTCGAAGTTTGATTGGCAAAGGTCTCCTGCGTCCTCGCCTCGATAAGACGCGCGCTTAAGTCTCGACCTTCGAGGTATACTGTACGCCGCACCGGGTCCATCTCGACGTTGTCAACCGAACCCACCACGAGACTGGCGAACGAACTACCTCCGTCCGCGCTAACCTGCACCTCCAGAAGTATGTCCGTTTCTGATGCCCAGTAGCTAAGGCCAGTTGCGACATCGGCGTCGGCTGCAAGCATCACAAAGTAGCGATCAGCGCCGTAGTAGTTGTTCGAGATGACCTCTGCTTCAAAAGCTCCCTGAAGCACAACCCCGTTAGCCAGGACTCGAAGCCGGGGCGCCCTTAGGTCACTGGGAGGCAACGCCACCCCCCGCATTAGGATTGAGATCAGGGATTAGCAGTGTTTGAACGCCACTTAACATAGGATCCGAGAGGTCGTTCAGCTGAGCAATGCGAATCCACTGGGTAGCGTCGCCGAGTAGCTGAGACGCTATCTGGAACAGATTGCCTCTTACAACGACAACTTCACGCATTCACGTACTTGCCTCTGCTAGATTAATGGCGACGCGACCTGTGAATGCCTTGGCAAGACTCAATGCCGACAACTGATATGCGGTTGCGGTGGCTGCGTTAGCCGCCGCGATTCCGTTTGCTGCGGAACCAGCCTGAAATAATGCGGGCGCCAAAGCATTCAAAGATGTTTCCGCGCCTTCGATCCCACTCCCAATCAATCCTTGGACTGCCGTAACGCTCGCTTGAGCGGCCGCGTACGAGGCGGTTCCTTTAACTGTCGCTGTGGGGTTCGAGAGAACGGAACCAGCGGACGAGAGATCCAAGCCGACCCCGCCCGCATAAGCAGCAGCCGTAGCGATATCTGCAAGAGCCTCGCTTGCCAATGAGGCGACCGTTTCGCTTAGAGCCTCGGCCTCATCTCGCAACACTGTGCATGCGACTCGGAAAGGGATCCACCATGAGTTTCGATAATCTGCATCGAGCCGGTTAACAATGACCGAATAGAAAAAAACGTCCCAGCAAAGTGGCAAAACTGAAGCCGCAACCCGCAAACTGTCCAGACTACGAGCTCGAAGCGTCGCATCTTCCCCCGAAAAGACACCCGAAAAACGTATCTCGCTGTCGGAACGGCCCAGTACATCGATGATCCGGCGCCCTCCGGGAAGTTGATGCACAGCAAGCCGCTGCTCGCCACCTAGGGTAACACGGGACGGTACTTCAAAATCTTGAAACAGAAAGGGGCCGAGCTGGAGCGTAGTGCCGGACATATCCGCGAACTCCCCGATTTTATGATGGTCCGCTATCGAGCCATATCGGCCATGATACCGGGTTTTGCGCGTGCGAAGCTTGCCCTTCTTCCGCCACGACGTCCTGCCCAGGGCCTGCCGGAATGTTGTTGCACAGACGAGGCGCAGCATCGTCCATCGAATCGTCTGGGGGACCGTCTCCAATTCCTGCCGACATCGTGAATGCAAATGGGATACGAAGCGGTATCGCGGGTCCTGATGCGTCGCGTGAACCCGCCAGGCCCCAGTCAATCTTGAACCTGAGGACTAAGCTCGTCATACACCTACCACGAGTGCTGATTTCAGGAATTGATCGTCGTAGCAATCGGCGCAGCGTTCATGCGCCCGTCAAAGCCAGTAAACCCAGCGCTCGGCCGGTCTGTTTTCCTGGTCAAGTAATCAGCCACCCAGCGTCCCAGTGCCATCCCGTCCAGCGTGATAATCCCGCCAGCGAGAGCTTCCTCGGGACGTCTGTCAGCCTGCTTCCGGACCAATTTTGCAGACGCCGCTGTCTCGGTTTTTGCCGGCTGTACCGGTGCATAGGTCTTGGGTTCCTGAGAGATTTTGGTTACAGGTGCTGCCGGCTTAGGCTCTGATGGCGGTGTAGGCTCCAGCATCGCAGGTGGAACAGGTGCAACTAACGCCACTGCCGTCCGTTCTGAGCTCCGGCGAGGCTCGGGCGCACTCGCTGGTGTGAAACGTTCTGACTGAGCGCTCAAAGGCTCTCTCGCTGGGAAGACGGTACCCGCCCCGTCTACATTCTGCTGCTTGCCAGAGTCCGCGCGCGCCGTTGGTGGCGAATAGCTGCCCGGCTCTTGCTTCGCTGCACGGGCCGGCAATGCTGCTGGCTCTTTCTCAACCCCAGACTGCCTAACCAGCGGCGGCACGCGAACGGTCACCTCGGATACGACCGATCGCGATGGCGCCTGCCAAATCGGTGCAGTAGGATCTGCTTTAGCAGAAGCTTCAGCCTTTGGTGCGCTGACTACATTCGGCTGCGGCTCCGGGATACCCGATCTCTGAACCGGCTCGAGGTCAGGGATCGACCGCGACGGGGCGACTGCCTCGCCGCCTGGCGGCACCTCGTCCTGGCTTTCGGCCGCGGCGATGACAGGGACTTTTGAAGGCGTGCTTGTCGGAGCAGGCCGAACTTTCGGTCCTGCGCTCAGCTCGCCGGCAATCTGCTTCAGCCGTTCCAGCCCCGCAGCAGAGTTTTCTGCAGCGCGATCGAGGGTGGCCAGCTCATTCTGAATTGCTGCAATGCCTTCAGATATGCCACCGTCGAGTGCGAGATTGATACCAATAGTATAGGCATCGATCACCTGAGCGCCTCCCGAAGCAAGCCCGCGATTTCCGC